TCGTCAGCCCGCAGCCATCGCTATTCGCGACACCGTCCGACACGGTGGTCCCCTCGGTCTGGAAGACGCAGATGTCTCTCAGCCGTGACCTGTGGGGCTTCGCGATCGGGCAGATCACCGCCTTCGACGCAGCGATGTACCCGACGAAGGTGACCTGGCTCGACCCGTCGATCGTGTCGCCCACGGTCCACGCCGGAATGATCGAGTGGCGTGTCGCCGGGCAAGGCACGATCGACGCTTCGACGCTGCTGCACGTCCCGTCTCGCTGGGTGATGCCCGGCAACCCGGTCGGCATGTCGCCGCTTGAGGCGTCGGGCTTGATCGAGCTGGCCCGCAGGGCGCAGGACTTCGGCCGTGACTGGTTCCGGTACGGCAGCGTGCCGAGCGCCATCCTGTACTCGGATCAAACCCTCACCCAGGAGCAGGCCGACGGCATCGTTGAGCGTGTGCTGTCGAAGTGGCGGGCACGTAAGCCCGCCGTGCTCGGCGCCGGGTTGCGGTACGAACCGCAGTCGGTCAAGGCCGACGAGTCACAGTTCCTCGAAACGATGACCCGTGTCGCCCACGACATCGCCATCTCGTTCAACCTGCCACCGGAAAAGATCGGCGCCGCCATCTCGGGGAGCGCCGTCACTTACGCCAACCGCGAGCAGAACCAAACGCAGTATCTGATCGACTCGATCAACCCCGACCTCGTCGTGATCCAAGAGTCAATGGACCGTGTGACACCTCGAGGCATGTACGCCCTATTCAACACCGGCGCCTTCCTGCGCTCCGACCTGACGACCCGCTACGCCGCGTATGAAACCGGCATCCGCAGCGGGTTCTTGACTGTCAACGAGGCACGAGCCCACGAAGAGCTAGCACCGTTGACCCCTGCACCAGGAGGTGCCGAATGAAGCCCATCGAGCGTCGAATCGTCGATGCGCGCATCGAGGTGCGCGACACGCCAGACGGCAAGGTTGGACTGCGCGGCTATGCCGCCGTGTTCAACGTCGAAGCCCACGGCGAACTGATCCGGTCAGCAGCGTTCAACCGGACGCTCGCCCAACGCGACGACGTGCGACTGCTGGTCAACCACGACGGCGTCGCCATCGCCCGCACCAAGTCGGGCACGATGTCGCTGTCGGTCGACGAGCTCGGCCTAGTGGTCGACGTCGAAGACCTTGACCTGTCGAACCCGACGGTGCAGGAGCTCGTGTCGGCGATGCGTCGAGGCGACATCGACCAGATGTCGTTCGCCTTCATCGCCCACGACGCCCCAACAGTCGACGGTGTACGCGAACTGCGTGAGTTGTCGCTCGTCGATGTCAGTGTCGTCACCTACCCCTGGTACGACGTGACGACGGCCGGCCTGACCGGCGACCGTGACGTCGACCGTGTGCTGGTGTCGGCACGTTCGCTGTCACCTGACCAGCGGGCCGAAGTGCTCGCCGAGTTGACCGACCCGGCCACCGACGAGGTCGCCGGCATGATCGTGGTGGACGAGACACCGGCCCCTGAGCCGGTGCGCACGTTCACCATTGCCGAGGCACGCGCTCTGCTGCCTCGCACCCCCGCCGCCTGACGCGGCACCCCCAGACGAACCCGGAGCCTGACCCGGAGCGCCAACGCGCCACCACGCAGAGCCACCACGTCGTCGTTCCCCTCCCTTCAACTCCACAGGAGAAACGACAGTGAACAAGCTCATCGAACTGGCGCGCAACGAGCGCGCCTCCAAGATGGCCCCCGCCGATGCGATCTTCGCAGCCGCCGAGGCCGAATCCCGTGACCTGACCGCCGACGAGTTCGACAAGGTCAAGGCAGCCGCCGATAGCGCCGTCGAGATCGACGCCCGCATCGCCGAGCTGACCGAGATCGCCGAGCGCAACGCAGTAGCGGCCAAGGTTCTCCCCGCCGTTGGCGGCGCCATCGTGCGCAGCGAGCCCCTCACCTACACCGCCGACGCTGCCCGCGAGGGTCGTTCGTTCTTCGCTGACGCCTTCCGCGCTCAGTTCGGTTCCGACGGCGCAGCGGCCGACCGCCTCAACCGGCACCGCCGCGAGTCCGAAGTCGAAAAGCGTGACATCACCTCGAGCACGCTGAACGGCCTCATCCCCCCGGTGTACCTGCTCGACCAGGCAGCAGCCCTCGCCCGTGCGGGTCGGCCCTTCGCCGACGCCGTGCCCGGCTACCAGCTGCCCGCCGAAGGCATGACGGTCTACGTCACCCGAGTCACCACCGGCACAGCGTCGGCCGTTCAGTCAACGCAGAACACCGCAGCGACCGAAACCGACATGGTCACCACCGACGTCACGATCCCGGTCGTCACGATCCTCGGCCAGCAGGACATCTCCCGCCAGGCGCTCGAGCGTGGCGCGATCACCGACCAGCTCGTGTTCAACGACCTGGCCAACGCCTACGCAACGGCGCTTGACGCGAACAGCATCTCGGGCTCGGGCAGCAACGGTCAACACCGTGGCATCTTGAACGTGACGGGCACCGGCGTGCAGACATGGACCGGCACCACGGTGGCGTCGTTCATGAGCAAGCTCAACGGCTTGCTGTCCGACGTCGCTGGCGGCCGGTTCGCCCCGGCGACGGCGATCGTCATGCACCCGCGGCGCTGGCACTGGCTGCTGTCGCAGGCCGACAGCTCGGGCCGTCCGCTCGTCGAGCCCTACGGCTCGCTCGCATCGTCGCCGCAGGGCCTCGGTGCGACCGGCTACGGAGTGGTTGGCTCGATCGCCGGCCTTCCCGTCATCGCTGACGCGAACGTGCCGACGAACCTCGGCGCCGCCACCAACGAGGACCGCGTGATCGCCACCCGCTTGTCGGACCTGGCGATCTGGGAATCAGGCACGCAGGTGTTCCGCTTCGAGCAGGCGGTCAACCCGCCCGCAACGGTGCGCCTCGCAATCGCCGGGTACTCGGCATTCACCGCCGAGCGTTACCCGGCAGGGTCGGCCGTCATGGTCGGCTCGGGTCTCGTCGCTCCGACGTTCTGACCCCCTTCGTGATCCGGCCGGCGTCTTGCCCAGGTGCGCCGGCCGGATCACAACCTGGGCACCTGGGCAGTGAGGACACACAACATGAAGCGCAAGACCCCTGCCCCGACGCGCACCAATGCGCCGAAGGGCACGATCACGCTCGGTATTCCGTCGCGTGGCGTGTGCGACGCACACTTCACCCGCACGCTCGCCGAGCTCGTCATGTGGGACCGGGACTACGGGCGCAGGCACCTGCACCCCGATCAGCCGTTCATCTCGGTCATCGGCTCGACCCAGATCATTCACAGCCGCAACACGATCGTCGCCAAGTTCTTGGCCCAGGTTGACGGCGCCGACTGGCTGGCGTTCTTCGATGACGATCAGGTCTACCCGAAGAACATCCTCGAGATCCTGACCGAAGCGGCCGACACGACCGAGCGTCGCATCGTCGGCGTTCCGGTGTGGCGGTTCAACTCCCGCAACGAAGGCCCGGTCGAGGTCACGCACAACGTGTTCGACTTCGACGCCTCGGGCGTGTTCGTCGACTGGCCCGACGCCCTGCCCGTCGACACCGTGTTGCAAGTCGCAGCGATCGGTACCGGGTGCATGATGATCCACCGCTCGGTGCTCGAGCAGATGCAGCAAGCCTCGGTGGAGGCTGGCACGGGCTCGCGCTGGTGCTGGTTCCGTCACGTCGTCTACCAGCCCGCCGACTTCGCCGAAGGTGAAGACCTGAACTTCTGCCGTCAAGCGTGGGGCCTGGGTATCCCGGTGTGGGCGGTCACCACCGTCACGCTCGGCCACCGCAAGACCATCACCCTCGAGGGCGCACTGCCCGAAGGTGCCGTCACGATCTGATGGCGCCCTGGCATCACCCCCTCACCGGCGGCCCCGACGCCGCTCGCTACCTCGCCGCCGCACAAGGCGTGCCCGTTTCTCGACCGTTTCACTTGCGGTGGGCGCTGCCGTATGCGTGCGGCACGTCACCAAAAGCGTGGTGGCTGACCTGGCTGATCTCGTGGCCGATCCTGGCCGTCGCTGCGTTCGGATGGGCGCACACCGTCACCGGCGACTGGCGAGTCGCGCTCGCTGCTGCCGCCTTACTCCTAAGCCTTCCCGGCATCCTCGGCCCTCGTGCCGTGATCCCCATCGGGGTCGACCTCCCCGCCACGGCGACCACGATGGTCGGCGTCTGGCTGGTGGCCCTCGGTCACCCCGCCCAGATCGCCGCCGGCATCGTCGTCATCGGTCTGGCGGCAACGATCCGCGAGACGTCGCCGGTATGGGCGGCCCTGTGGGCGTGGTCCCTGTGGCCGCTTATCGCCCTGGTCGCCGTCGCCGTCGCCGCCGTGATCCGCAAGCCCGGCCCCGACCCGCTCGGGCCGACGTTTCAGACAATCGCCGACCACCCGATCCGCTCAAGCCTCGAGCACCACCGAGGGCAGTGGCGTGACGCCTGGGTGATGGTCGCCCCGTGGGGCGTCACCCTCGCCGCTCTCGTCGGCGCCGACTGGCGATTCGTCGCCGTGCTCGCCGTCGCTTACGCCCAGCTGCTCATCGCCACCGACACGACCCGGCTGCTGCACCACGGCGCCGGGCCGGTGATGGCGCTCGCCGCTGCGCAGGTCATCCCGACGCCCTGGCTGCTGCTCGCCGTCGCCGTTCACGTCGCCTGGTGGCGACCCCCGCACCGAGTCTGAAGGAGACGCCATGACAACGCCTCGCTACGTCAGTGTCAGCACCTTCAAGGACTACGCCAGGGTTGAGACGGCAACAGCCGACGACACCGAGATTGAGGCGGCGATCAACGCCGCCGAACAACAGCTCGACATTGCGTGCCAGCGTCGCTTCGTGGTGGCAAGCGGAGCAACGGCACGGCTCTACGCCCCGCAGACGCTGACCCTGCTGCGCATCCACGACACCACCACCGTGACCGCCGTCGTCAACAACGGCGTCACGGTCGCCGCCGCCAACTACCAGTTGGAGCCGGTGAACGGCCTCACCTGGGCAGGCGAGACGGTGCCCTACACCCAGGTTCGTCTGCTCGGCACCGGCGAGTGGGACTTCGGCGACTTCGACGGCAAAGCCTCGATCAGCGTCACCGGCACCTGGGGCTGGGCAGCGATCCCGGCACCGATTGTCGAAGCGTGCAAGGTGCTCGCAAAGGACATCCTCGGGAACCGCGACGTGCGCTTCGGCCTGGTTGCCGTCACCGAAGCCGCCGGCATCAGTGCCCGAACGAACCCGATCGTGCGTGGAGCCGTCGAGCAATACAAGCGCCAGGAAGCGTTCGGCATCGCATGAGCCTCGACCTCAAGGCGATCCGCACGGCGCTCGCTGCGCAACTAACCGCCAACATCGACCGCCAGACAAACGTCTACGCCTACGAGGTCGACAGCCCGAGCTACCCGTACGTCATCGTGCGACCAGCGGCCGACTATGTCGGCTACTTCCAGTCGTTCGGCCCCAACGGCGTCGCCGACGTGATGCTCGAGCTCGAGATCGCCACCATCGCCGGTGACCCCATCTCAATGGGCATGGCGATGGACGCCTACCTGTCAAGCGGCTCGACGTTCGGTTCATCC